AGATTAAATTTGTTTATTTGAAACAACCTAATCCAATTAGAGACAGTGTCATAGCAATGATGGAAGGATTGCCTGAAGAATTAGGTTTGCAAGAATATATTGATTATGATAAACAATTTGAAAAATCTTTCAGGGGACCTTTGAATGAAATATTAAAAGTCATTGGATGGTCTCCTGAAAAGAAGAGTTCTCTAGAAGCGTTTTTGATCTAGAGAATTTGATAAATATGTAATGATGGTAGTTCGGAATAAGCTTAGCTACCAAAATTATGTATAATTAGTGGTGAGAGGTTTAATATAAGAAAGGAGTTATATATGTTAGATAAAGCACTCGGTTGGATGAGAAGTTTAACTGAACTTGGTTTAGCAGTTATTGCTCTTGGCGTAGTTCTTCAGATTATTTTTGGTGCAGCTTTACCGTTTATCGGAATTGATATCGTGGGTTCTGTTGTAGCACTTGTAAAACAATTAGGACAAGAAGGTTTTGTCGGATTAATTGCTATATGGGTACTCTGGGGAATTTATTCCAAGTCATAACTAGTTATGTAAAAGGGGGAGCACCTGCTGCCCCTTTTTCTTGATAATATATATGATGATTAATTGAAAAGGCTATATGAGTGACTATTTTGGAGAAATGTTGAAAGTAGCTGATAACACTTATGGTTCTAAAGTGAGCGATGGTGTTGAAGCAGGAGATGTTGAAAGTTTTATTGATACAGGTTCGTATATTTTAAATGCACAGCTATCAGGAAGCATTTATGGAGGATTACCCTCAAATAAAATTACAGCGTTTGCTGGCGAAAGTTCAACAGGTAAAACTTTTTTCGTTTTGGGTTGCGTCAGACAGTTTCTCGCAGATAATCCTACTGGCGGGGTTATATATTTTGAAAGTGAATCTGCCCTAACCAAAGATATGATTGAAATGCGTGGAATAGATTCTAAGCGCATGGTTATCCTTCCCGTTGCAACAGTTCAGGAATTCAGAACACAAGCAACTAAAATTTTAGAAAAACATTTAGAAGAACCTGAAAAAGATCGGCCTCCAATGATGATGTGTCTTGATTCATTAGGCAATCTGTCTACTACCAAAGAGATGGAAGATATTGGTGAAGGCAAAGATACAAGAGATATGACCAGAGCTCAAATGGTTAAAGGAACATTTCGAGTTCTTACCTTGTTAGGAGGTAAAGCAAAAGTTCCTCTTGTGGTTACTAACCATACATATGATCAAATAGGAACAATGTTCCCTCAGAAAATTATGGGAGGAGGCACCGGATTACATTATGCCGCTTCTTCTATTGTTTTTCTTTCCAAGAAAAAAGAAAAAGATGGAACAGAAGTTATTGGTCAAATAATCCATTGTAGAACTTATAAATCAAGACTCACAAAAGAACATAAAATGGTGGATGTTCTTCTTACATATAAAGAAGGATTGAATAGATATTATGGATTAGCAGAATTGGCAGAAAAATATGGTATATTTAAAAAAGTTTCTACCAGATTAGAAATGCCTGATGGAGAAAAAGTATTTTTAAAATCTGTTTTAAAAAATCCTACAAAATATTTTACAAAAGATATTCTTGATCAAATAGATGCAGTTGCAGGGAAAGAATTTTTATATGGCGAAATGGGAATATCTGATGATCCGGATTTAGAGAATGATAGTAAAGAAAGTTAAAGTAGTAGAATTAACGATGGAAGACGGAACAAAAATATTACGTCGTGGTGGAGAAGAATCTGTTCTTAGAGCTTGGGGCATTTATCCAATAGTTTCTGCTAAATGGACCGGAGAAGAAGAAACAATGCAATGGGTTTCAGAAGAAGAGTTAAAAGATGAATGAATTAAACCAAGAAGATTATGATAGAATTGATGGATATTATGCCTTAGTTCCTCATCCAGAACATCCCGAAGATGTTTCTCAAATGTGTGTTGAATTAAAAACTGGACCTTTTAGTGGAACTGTTATAAAATATGGTAAATTTCAAGTAGCTCCTCCGGATGAAAAGGGAGAAAGTAATGCGAAATATGAATATGATGTTATTCTTGTTCCACCAGAATTACAGGATGTAGAACATTCCGATGAAGAAGGAGTAGAGTTTGAATATATGATTGGAGAAATTTTAGTTAAATTATTATGGGACAGATATAAAGAAGAAAGTGAAAAGGAAGGAGTAAAAACTAATGACACCGCGGATAGAACGCCTGATACTATCACATTTAATACACAATGAAAATTTTTCGCGTAAAGTTGTTCCTTACGTAAAATCTGAATATTTTGAAGACCCTCCTGAAAAGTTAGTTTTCAAATTAGTTCAAGAATATATTTTAAAACATAATGATCTGCCAACCAAACAAAGTTTATTAATTGATCTAGATCAATTAGACGGTATACATGAAACAGAATATACCAAATCTAGTGAAATAATTAATGCCTTAGATAAGCCTAATGATTCTAAAGATATCACTCCTTGGCTTTTAGAACAATCAGAAACATTTTGTCAAGATAAAGCAATATATAATGCTGTAGTGAATGCTATCGCAATTCTTGAAGGTAATGAGAAGACTCATTTATCTAAAGGAGCAATTCCCACTGTTTTATCAGATGCTCTAGCCGTTTCTTTTGATCCTCATGTCGGACATGATTTTATTGAAGACGCAGAAGATAGATTTGATTTTTATCACAGAGTAGAAGAAAAACTTGAATTCGATCTCGAGATGTTTAATAAAATTACAAAAGGAGGATTGCCGAAGAAGACTTTAAATATTTGTTTAGCAGGTACTGGAGTAGGTAAATCGTTATTCATGTGTCATCAAGCTGCGGCGGCCCTTTCTATTAATAAAAATGTATTGTATGTTACATTAGAGATGGCTGAAGAAAGGATCGCTGAAAGAATAGATGCAAATCTTTTAGATGTTCCTATTAGTCAATTAGAAGAAATTCCTAGAGACATGTATAAAAAGAAAATAGAAAAACTCAAAGGAAAAACTAAAGGTAAAATAATTATTAAGGAATATCCTACAGCATCTGCAAGTGCAATGCATTTTAAAAATTTATTAGGTGAATTAAAGTTGAAACGTAATTTCGTTCCTGATATAATATTCATAGATTATTTAAACATTTGTACATCTTCTAGAATAAAAGCCGGAGCCAATGTTAATTCATACACATATATTAAATCTATTGCTGAAGAATTAAGAGGATTAGCAGTAGAATATAATGTTCCGATTGTATCCGCAACACAAACAACCAGAACAGGATTCACAAGTACAGATATTGGTTTAGAGGATACATCTGAGAGTTTCGGTTTACCGGCCACAGCTGATTTTATGTTTGCGCTCATAACCTCCGAAGAGATGGAAGAATTAAATCAAATGCTTGTAAAACAATTAAAAAACAGGTATAATGATCCTACATCTTATAGAAAATTTATTGTTGGAGTAGATAGAAGTAAAATGAGACTTTATGATGCAGAAGCAAAAGCTCAAGAAGATATAGCGAATAGCGGGCAAGATGATGAACCATTGTTCGATATATCCACTGACAATAGACACAGAAATAAGGCTGATTTCGGAGCCTTTCAATATGAATGATTTAGATTTTGTTAAAAATTCATTAGAATGTATAAACGAAGCCTTTAAAGAATTTAAGGGTTCTTATAATACGTTGGAATTCGGTTTCCGGAAACCTATTTCTCATTGGCATCACTGCGCCAATAGAATGGAAGAAATATTAGAAGAAGAATTAGATTTTTCTTGTTATGTTAATATACGAAAAGATAGAAGCCATGCTTTATATGAAATGACCTTTGATGGAGCCGCTAATGTTCCTGAAGAACATATTTCAGAATCTGAATTAGAAATAACAATTAACTTATCACCAGAATTTTATACGCAACAACTATCCGTTCCGGAAGATGCTTGGGAAAACTACAAACAACAACTTACCCTCACTTTCATTCACGAATTAACACATTCTTTACAAATAGATGACGGCAAAAAGAAAAAAGATAATGATTATTTTTCAAGCCCATTTGAGATAGATGCGTATAGTTCTGAACTCGCCTTTGATATGTTTCTTTATAATAAAGAAGAAAAAACTTGCGATTCGTATGCAAGGTATGCTACAATAGATAATAAGATAGCTAATAAAATG